TGGGTCCTTAGGCCGTATATCTATTTCTAAAATATCTAAACCATCATTTCTAAAAATATAGTTATTGGAGGGATTTAATTTTTCATTTTCTACAGAACCAAAGTCGTATATTAAAGTCATTGAGCCTTTTACAACCCAATCAGATAAAGATTCATCTATTTGTAAACGCGTTACAAGATTAGGAGGTATAGTGAATTTTTGTTGACCGTTGAACAGTACGAACTTAGTACTAAACAGCTGATTGCTATATGTAAAATCTACAGCATTACCTGTTGTACCTCTGTTATTAAATACTAGCTCATTATTATTGGCCATATTAACGTGTACTTATCTGCTCAAGTATTGTCTGTACAACCCCTATTGACGGTACTCTTAAAACTGTTCCGGGTTCAGGTAATGCTGTGGGGTTATCAATATTGTTTGCAAGTGCTATTACCCACCAGAGATTTGGGGATCCCAGGGTTTTATATGAAATGTATGGATATGTGTCGCCTTGGTTAGTAACGTATTGTATGAAGTAGGAAACAGGGAGATTATCCGGAAATACAATCTTATTGAGAAGGTTGTAAAAATAAACATCATTTTCGTCTTGATAAACATTAAAAATGTTTTCGTAATTTTCAATATCTAAATTAGGTAAATCTTTTATGTCGTTCTGTTTCATAACTATGAAGCGTTAATTCTACTACCAAGTCCATCAAAAGCCTGTCTCATTAAATTTTTACTCGGTACAAAGAAGTCTACTAATGTAAGACTAACTAACCAAGCATCTGGTATAATATAATTTTTAATAAGTCTTTGATTACCTAAATTTTTAACTGTAATGTTACTAACATACGCGGCTGGTGTATAGTATTGATTAGGTATTGTTACTTCGTAAAAGTAAGGAGGTTCAGAAGTAATAGCTGTCGCCTTATTAAAGGAATTTGCGTATGTTAATTCCCATATCAATCTCCAATTATTAAAAGCATCATCTCCGTAATTATTAAAGAGAGGAAAAGTAATATTAAATGTTTTCTGAGTAGAAGTATTCCATGTTAATGGCTGGTCGATAAATCCGGCTCGTGGGGATTGAGTTACAGCTTTAATTAAATTTTCAACACCTCCGGCACCTAAAGCGTTCATAGCGTATATAGCCATTAACATACTCCCTACACTTCCTCCTACTGAACTACCTATAGCGCTACCCTGTCCCATAATAGCTAAATTACCTTTTCCGGCAATCGCACCTCCTGCAGTACCTAAAAGGTTACCCGCTATACCAAAACCTGATTTTATAACACCAGCAGCTCCTTCAATCATTTGTCGAGCAAAATCACTATACGAGCTTTGTATATCGAAATAGCTATCAGCAAAATATGGTAATATGTATGTACGGTTAAGATCTCTACTTGCTCCAGATATGGGGCTATAATAACCATATAAATCATTAATATTAACTTTTGTAGCTCTTAATTCATCATTATCACTAGAGGCACCGAGTTGTACTGCTGTACCTTTATAAAAGTCAAACGCTCTTGTAAGAGCAGATCTTACTGTTTTAAATTCTCTTAATTTAATGGTTGGTGTTTCGAGGCGAGCTGGGTGGGGCCCACCTCCGTCTGGAGATGTTTTTGGTGTTAAAGTCCACCAATAGTTATTAACAACATCGTGTGTCTCGCCTTGTTTTAAACCTCGTGCAATTCCAGTATTTACAGCCCAAGGTTCTATATCTTCTTCTGGTAAGGTTGTACCGGCATCAAACGTAGTATTTATTTGATTATTAGGGTTAGGTATAATATTTGGGTTCCCGTTAAAAATAGGAGAGCTAATATTTAAATCCCTAAAATTTTGAGCATTATTAAAAGTAGGGGCTGCAGTGGTAGCTCCAGGTAGAGAATTACCCGAAGCGTCTGTTGAGACACCATTAAGAAAATTACTACCTGTGAGAATTACATCAGCCATTTATAATATTTAATTGTTAAATTTTTGTCTCATTGTCGGTATACCGATAGGTACAGAAGTTTCAGATATATCTACTTGTTCGCTAGAGTTGTTAGGTCCGCCTGCAGGTTGAGCACTACGAGCGGCATTAAGTTGGGCTTGTATGTTAGCTATAGCTTGGTCATTATTACCACTATTTGTTAATAGTGCGTTTGTAAGCATACCGAGTGCATCAATCATACCATCGTATTTTTTAATAGCAGTAGATCCTTGGTCAGCAATTTCTTTTAAAGATAATGTAGCTTCTTTAGGTTGTTCAATAACTAATTTTTGTAATTGTTCAGTGGGAGCAGGTTTAAAAGTACCGGAATCTGATGGCTTAAATTCTCCACCTTTTGATTCAAAGCTTTCAGGTCTGTAATTTTTATATCTTTCTTTTTGTATTCTAGGATTGTAGAAACCGTCTCCCTGTGGTCTATCAACACCATAAGGATCTACAGGTTTTTCATCTTTACCTTTGTCTTTATCATTACTAAACGTATCATAAGCCCATGGTGTAATTGCTTTGCTCGCACCACCAATTAGTTTACCAGACCCTTTTGTCAGCCCCATCAAGTCCGCGGCTCCTACAGCCAGACCACCAGCTGCTAATGTCCCGAGTGCTGCCAACCAAACAGGGGCGGATAGAGCAGCAAGACCTACTCCCGCAGCTCCTGCTGCGGCAGTACCTATTAAAGCACCGGTTCCCCAGGTACCTCCGCGTTCACCAAGCATTTGTCCTTTTTCCCCTAAAGCTTGTTGTTGAGATAATTTGCCTAATTTTTCTCTTTCTTCTATATCTTTATAGTCTTTGTTAGCCTCCATAGCCTCTAGACCCCCTGTAACTAATAAACTCGCCCACCCTAGACCTTTTATATACTTCGCTGCTTTAAGGCTTGCAAGTGCTTTAGCTTCATCACTAACTGTCTTAGCTGTGTTACTTGCTGCACTACCTGCAGGTGTTTTTCCGGTAGGTGCTGGCTCTGCTTCAGGTGGTAGTACTTCAAATGGCTCAGGTGTTCCTTCTCCGGAGGGAGATACTTCACTAGCATTTGCTGGTTTTGGCAAAGTAGGTCTTTCTGCCATACTATTTTTATAGTCTAACGCAGGACGTGTACTAGCTGGTAATTCAGGCTGTATAAGTTGTACTCTTTCTGGCGGAAGCCCACCTGTTGGTATTTTACCGCGGCTGCCGGCAGGTGGGGGTTCAGCAGGTGGTTCAGCAGGTGGTTTATTTTTATCAGCTAAAGCTCGTCGCATTAATTCGTATAATGCTAATGCCTCTAAAGCTCCTAACACTCCTCCGCCACCTGCTTGTTTTGTAGTTATACTATCTTCGTCATTGCCTAATTTTTTTAAGATTTTATGTACGTTTTTATCTATACTTGTAATACCTTCAGCTTGTGTTGTTGCTAGAGCAAGTAATTTTTTAATAGATTGACTTTCAAAAAATTGTTCAGTTTCTTGTGTTAATTCGCTTTGCCCTGGCACTACGGATGTAAATGTATTAGTAGAGGGTGCTAGTTCTTTTCTAACTACAGCAGGTGTTAAATCTAAAGGTTGTTGCTGTCTATTATTTCCTTCAACTAATGCATTATTGGTGTTTACAGGTAACTGTGGGGTTGTTAAAGGTTGTGTACGCTTACTTACAAAATCATAGATTTGTCTTAAAACAGTATTAGTATTTGATAACCCTGATACCAAGCTTGCGAGATTTAAATTTACCCTATCTATCTGCTTATTTGATTGTTCAACTTTCTCTGTTAAAACATCAATCTTTTTAAAATAGTTGTTATACTGTTCTAACGTAAGTGACGGTGTTTTACTCTCTTTGCTTTCTCTGCTTTGATTAAGCAACATAGCAATAGTGTTTAAACCGGAGGTTAGACTACCGGAAATATCGGCAATAGGGTCAGGCATAGTAGCTAATATTATTTATTAGCTAAGGAACAGGGATATGTCGTATGGTATGGTTTTGCCTGCAGGTGTGGTAAAGATAACACTATATATCTTTTTAACATTATCAATATAATCAATAATTTTTGATACAATGTTTAATGGCAACTTAGATACTAAAAGAGCTTTCTCGTTAAAATTTGCCCAGTTAGCTACTTGTCCTTGTACAGTTAGATTAGTTATGTACTTTGCTACTTCGTATATAAACACCTGACTAACAACAGTCTTCGTATCTATATTTGCATTATCTTCAATAAGTTTTGTTATGGCTTGATTACATTCTTCTTCTTGTGTTAGAGAAGGAATATTACAGTTAATAACAAAGTCGTATGTATTTATTTCAAGCGGGTTTGGTATCTCAACAGGTACTTCGTTTATATTTTTAATTTCTTCATCATTAAAAATATTTGATATATCGCTTACTCTTATATTGTAAGCGATAAAAGCTTTGTCTAATTCTGTTAGATCATTCGCTGTATATACATTATCGACAATATTATTAATAATAATTGAAGTCAATGTGTTGTGAAAACCAATATTAAAATATTGATATCGATCTGTATTCTCAATGAGATTTTTGAGCTGTTGAGTAATTAACGGTTTAATACTAACCGTTTTATTTTTGGAAGGTACAAAAACTTCGTAAGCTTTGTTTATATTAATCTTCTCAATGAGATCTAAAATTTCATGGCTGTTGCCCATATGTACATTTATGTTACAAACTATTCAGATGCAACATTATTTCCAAAGTCTCCGAATACTTTATTAGGATCTATATCATTTACGAATTGTTCCTCATTAAATTGCTTAGATGATGTAGCTGAACTTACATTAAATTGCTTTTCGAGTTGTTTAGCAAAAATGCTATATTCACCAGGCGTACAATTTTCTAAATACTCCGGAGTAATATTAGCATATTTACTGAGTGAAAATATTGTTTCGTAAAAATTTAATAGGTTATCATTAAACAATAACCGAAAAATAAAAACAACATCTTTAATATCGAGGTTTAAATTAATGTCATACTTACCATTGTCTGATTTATAGAAATAAAATTTTTTAAATTTTGTTTTTATTTTTTCGCTAATTTGAGTAATCTTAACAAATATTTTTACTGGTATTAATTTTAATACTTCTTCTAAAGAAATGTTTAATTCAACATCTTTATAAAAAACTTTACTAATAAAAAAATTTCTACTTGAAATATAAAAATCTTTTATCTTTGGTATCCCGAAATAAATTTTCCAATCTTCAAATTCGAAAACATCTTCAATTTGTTTTTTATTGAACAACTCTATTAAGTTAATACTACCATTTAAATCTATTTCTAATCTTGTATTTTCCCGGTTTGTGATTGTAGCGTACACTATATTACCAATACTATCTTTTCTTAATATACAAAATAAACGTATATAGTCTACAACATCCAGCTCGTCTAATTCTTTAGTTGTTAAATTAGTAGACTCTAAAAGTATTTTATTAAGATTTAAAAAGAGAATATCTGGGGAAGGACTTTCATCAAGCAAACATTTTAAAATGTTTTTATACTGCTTAACTTTTAATTCTTGATATATAACCTTTTTATCATTTAAAGTTATTTTATTTAAAAAGCTCATTATCTAGTATACCGTACCCCTTTAGGATTATCTCTTCTATAACTAGGCGTACTTACATTAATAATAGGTGTAGATTCAGCAAAAGGCTGCGTATTTGTACTGTCTAAACCAGATGTCGTGTCATACCAATCAAAAGAAAATTGTACCTCTCTTCTTATAGGGGAGCTCTGTGCTGTATAGTTTAATTCATAATCTCTTACTTCCATAGGACAAACACCAAAAAATGAATATGCTTGAGTAACTTCAAGTGTGTTAAGCCCTGGGTTTTCTAAATTACTTTTTTTATTTCTACCTAAACGGTAGACAATTAATTTTGTTTTATATGGCTTATCTGGTCTCTGAACCATACCTAAATGACCTGTCATAATAGTCCATGGCCGTAAAACATTATCAACAAAACTTACATTAGATTCATAAAATGTAATTTGTAAATTGCTAAAATCCTGTCTACCTTGTCCTAGTTTCGCACGAATAAAACCATTGTAATTTAATCCTTGAACTGTATAAAGGTTTTGCTCACCGGGTATGTTAACTGATTGTGCGAACATACAGCCAGCTGTATTTAAAAATACATCTGACGTAGCAGCGGCCATGCCCTTTTGTATATCCCATCTAAATGCAGCACCGGGTTCGTACGCTTTAATTTGTGCGATAGTGTTTACAGGGACATTTTCAAATCTCAAGACCCATAAAGGGGATTTAAATAAAGAAGCAACAGGGGACTGTAAAACTTCATTTAAGAAGAATGGGCTATTCATATGTCTACTATTATTTAATAATAGACTTCAATACTTTTAAGTATTAGCTAGGTGTACCGGCTTGCCAGTACTGATAAGCTAATGTAGCAGGTATCTTAACGATATCTCCAGCATTACCGATATTGTACTGAACAGCACCTACCTGACGGATATAAACACCGTAAAGGGTATATGTTCTAGATGCATTTAACGTCTTAACAACACTGTTAACTGAATTAACATTACCAGAAGGACTATTACCAAGCAATTCTAATGTTAATGTAGAAGAAGGTCTCGGTGTATTGAAGTCACCAGTTGAAGACTGCTCATCAAACGTAGCAAATGAAATAGATTCGAGTAATGCGCGAATATTGTAATTAGCATCACAACGGAATGTTATTTCATAGTTATCAGAGCCAGGGTACTGAGCTGTACCAGGGACGTTAAAGTTTAATCCCATGTAGGGGATCTGAACGTTGTTAATAGCGCGCGCCGGTAAAGAGGCAGTCTCTACATAGAGAAGATCCTGTTCTGAAAAAGCAAATCCATTAACCTGTAAACCCTGTACGCGGAATTGGAACTGGCGAGCGAAATCTCTTTCGCGGGCTGTTTGATAGAAGTTTGATAAGTTTTGTGCCATATGTTTAAATTATTTATTAGAGAAGCTCCTGGAAGTTTTGTCCAGTACGTGTCGCAATAAAGTTAACTAAGATGTACTCAGCAGCACGTACAGGTTTGATGTATATATCAACAGCTAATGTATTTTCATCAATAACATCAGGGGTGTTGTTACGTTCATCACATACGATCAAGTAATCGTATAAACCTTCAGTGTTTTTAGCTGTTTCAAATATTGGTGTTATCGTATTGATAAGACGTGTGCGTGTGAAGCCTGTATTAGGTTCAAATACGAAATATCTGAGAGCACTCTGTGTGGCACGCTCTAAGGTTAAGAACAACCTACGGACGTTAATTCTATCGAAAGCAGAAGGTCTTGTCTGAAGTGTCTTCTGACCGAAGATAACATAACCATCTCCAGAGAAGAATACAATTGGATTAACGGAGATTGTATAGAAATCATCTCTTTGCTTTTGATTAGGATTGAAGGCGATGTCCGTAATACCACGAATAACACCACGTGTTAAACCGGCAGGTGCTACCCATGGGTTAGCTACTGTGTCAGTAGTAGCATAAGCTGCAGCTGCAAAGCCTGAGAACGGTACATAAGACTGTGTATCGGAGAACTGATCGTAAACCTTGACCCAGTTACCATACGTTACTGAATAGTTACTGTTGAGTCCACCGAAGAGATTCTTTAGCGGGCCGTAAATGTTGGTTGTATAGGTATTATTTCTATCAGACAGTGTCTTAGAAACAGCACCATTTACAAATATTTGACGAAGCGGGTCAGCAATGAATACGCAATCTTTACGTGTTTCGCTTACAAATGTATCAAACAGAGTGTGTATTGTTTTACAGCGCTGAATTGCACTGTCTTCTGAGCTTCTCAATGTGCTTATATTTTGATAAATTGTATCATCAAAAGAAGCGTTACCGGTAGTATTTGCATATACTGTCGATAAACCACCATCAGTAATAATATCGATAGCAACGGTTTCAGGTGAGTTTACTAGTGATAAAACTCGATCTACTTTCTGATAAACGTTACCAACATTCTTGCTTTCTGTATAAGAATAAGTCGGTACGTATGTACCAACAGGGAAGAGTGCATTCTCGGCGCGATCTGTACGTACGCTATAGTTGGGTGTATTAGCACCCGTCGATAACCAATTTGTGCCACGTGTAATTTCAGGATTAATAAACAGCTTAATGTTGTTAGAGCTGTTGTTGACAGTGTCTTGTATGTAATAAGAACGTTGTGTACCACCAGAAGAGGCAACTGTCTTCTTGTTGGGGTTAAACGAACCGATGAATGTCTCTGCTGTGGAGTAAGAAAGTATCTGAGGTTCGTAAATTGAGCTGCGTACCTTGAATACACTTACAACAACAGAATCATTGTAATAGCTATCATTGAAGTTGTAAGTAGGAGCGGACTCGATAACCTGAGAAACACTATTTACACCTAAGACGTCCTTAGAACTAGAAAGCGAGAAACCAAGTCTTGTAGAATTAACACCGTAGAGACCGCTATCGCTGGTTAACGAATACATTGTTGTTACAGCAGTGTAATCTGTTTCAGGGCCAAAGCCGCTGTTATCAGTTACGGCTATGTAATAACCTTCGTAGTTTTCATTAACTGTTGTTTTGCTCGAATTAAGAATTACAACACCGGCGTTTTCAAACGTATTACTGTTTGTATTGAACCGGGTAGCCGGGCTGGTAACATCAGTTGAGCTAATAGCTACTAAGTTAATAGTTGTAGAATTATCAGTAGGTACTACACCACGATAGTAAGCAACAACGCTCGAACCCGCTGATAAACTCTTAACGTAGAATGTCTCACCTTTAAGACCTGTATTAATACCGAACCAACCAGTACCGGAACTAAGATATGTTGTATCTGTAACAGCATTGCGGTTTTCTGTATTAGCGATAAAGTACGAAGAAACTACATTAGTGAGTGTAATCTGAGTAGGGTCAATAGCGTAATATAAAACACTCGAAAGGGAGCAGTTACTTACGGCACTTAAACCAGCGAAACCATTGTAAGTAGGAGAAGATAATGAAGGTACGAAAACAGATGTAAGATTAAATCCATTAGCAGATGTACCGGATGTAATAGTGTTGTAGCCTCTGTTTATCCATGTAATGTTACCCTGAATAATGTCATTATAATCGTTCTCAGATAATGTGACGTGCACAGGGGCCTGTAAAGTGAATGTATTGGTAGCAGAAGCTGCAGGATATACAAGAGCAGAATAAGACTTACTAAAACCGGCGCCTGTATCAGGACCATATGGTAATCGGCTTGCTAAAAGAGTAGCAGGGGAGTTTAAGACCTGTCTACCGGTGTGATAAAAATATCTTTCAGCAGGGGTTTGAGGGGTACCGTAAATTTGTTCAAATTCAGATATTGTTGATATTGTAAGAACTTCATCAGTTGGACCCTGAGGGGCATATCCCATGGCAAGGATACGTGTTGCACCACCCGTAGTAGCAAACTGGGAAAGGTCAGTTTCTTTAATAGTTACGCCTGGAGAATTGATCTGTCTCATATTTTATATAATATTATTTATGCGAATTCGGATACTTTTTTATAGGAGTTTTTTAATATCTAATTGACTAAATTGAAATTCAGCACTCGACTCAATTAAATCTGATGTACGATAGCTGTAATCTATACCTCCTAAAGTTGTTATAAAAGCGTTGTAGTATGTGAATTCGAGTATAGATTCGTTATATTCATTTAATGCTAATAGAGAAATATTGGTTTGATACTCAGGTAAACCTGCTTCAATATTGTCCTTATAAGTAGTGAGATTTGGAGGAGTACCTGAATATTCGCTTTCTCTGGGGTCATTTAAAATACTAAGCCATTTCCATAAAACGTAGTAGTTATTAAATGAGTTATCGACAATAAAATTGACTTTTAACGGTGCGTAATTAGGACGCGCATATGAAGTCACGTTATATGTTTGACCGCCAAACCCTAAAGCCTGTGGAGGAACCGAAATTGTTGGTACTACTGAACCGTGAACACTAACCTGTAAAGGGTCTATCGATATGTTTTTATCTTCTATAGAGCGTTTTTTGAGTACAGGCGGTAAATTTAAAACGAGTAAAAATTTATCTTTACTCGATCTATTCAGTATTGATTGTTGTGTTGGGTTAGCTGTAGCCATTTAAAATAATGTTTTCCAACCGGAACTCATTAAATCCTCTAAATCAGAATCATCATACATTTTTTCATAATCTTCTTCAGTTATGAGAGGCACGTATGTAGTTTTTTCTTCAGGTAGTTCATCAACAAATACCGGTGCATTATTATTTAAGTCTTTGATAATGTAACTTTGAGCATCAGAATCAAAATAACCGTTCGAAACTAGTTTAAGGGGTTTATTTTGAGAATCGTATTCATCAATTTGAAACCACTGTTGACAAATTTCTGGTTCCAGAATAAACAACGCCCAAACCATAGCCATAACTCTATCGTCAAAGAAATTATCATTTCTCTTTTTATAGATTCCATTAGGGTAACGAATAAACGTTTCTAATTCTTTAATAGTTTCAATGTCGTTGATTGATACCGTCTGTAGGAAGTTTACCCAATATCTCATGTTTGTAATACCTGAGAATCTAATATTGTTATGGCTATGTACACCCAAATGACGTGTATTTACGGTGGTACTACCTGTAGATGAAATTTTAGAGTAACTTACAAGTCTATCATACTGCATTTTGTGAATAAGAGCGTCAATGACTTGAGCACCACAATTATTACGCTCAATTAAGACAGGTGGTTTACCCCAACTGTTGGCTAGGTTTGCCAAGTGATTGGCGTAATGATACGGTTCAATGTTATTGGTACCGTATACAGCAGTCTGTTTAATATTTGTTAAATCAGTAATATCAAAGACTTGAGCTACAGAGGAGGCCCGGCCTATACCTTCTCCTACGTCTACCCCAATGATATACAAGTTGTCCTTGTGGGGCTGCTCAAATACTTGATATGTATTATCATCAGATTTCCATATTGGTTTTTTCTTGTTATTTTTAAATTTTTCAATTAACTCAGCACCAATTGCTGTGTTACCGTCATCTACGAAAACATTGCCAAATTCCTGTAGGAAAGATTCCTCTGAGCCTAGTGTAGCTACCATCTGAGCTTTCCATCGCTCGGTTCTACCTGGTACCTCCCACCAGTCAATTCTTTCAGCTCTCCATCCGTTAGTTTCTTTCTCAGCACCTGAATATATTTCGTAAAATTTATTATCAGTGCCATTGGGTGTTGATGTTACGAAGATTTTTGTCTTCTTACCTGACGAAATAACCGGAATAACGGATTTCCAAAACTCTTCAATAAAGTGCTGTTCAATAAACGCCATTTCGTCAATGATCATACAATTGACGGATTCACCTCTTGCTGCTGTTGATGTTGTTGTACTAATACCTATACTCGAGTCATTACTAAATGTTACGCCGGTCTTACCATACTCTTTAACACCTGGTTTAAGATAATTTGGTAATTGTTCGTAAGCCATACGAACACGTTTAAAAATGTTGATAGCTGTTTGTTCCTTGTTAGCAACAATAATAACACGCTGATCTTCGCTAAAGCAAGTTACCCAAAGAGCGTAAATTGTCATTAAGGTAGTCTTACCTGACTGACGTGAAGATAATAAACAAACAAATCGGTTATTACCTAATGAACGAAGAACTTTTTTTTGTGCTGTATAAAGACTTATTTTCTCTTTACCGCGATCCACTGACGTAATAAAGAAATGATTTTCAGCGAAATGTATAATATCTTTTTTACATTTCGCTAACTCTTTAACCATCGCAGGTGTCCACTTAAATTGGGCATCTGCACTTGGTATTTTTTTATCACCTCGGTAATACTGATCCTCATCTAGAGGTTCTTCATTAATACCATCTACTTCATCCATTACTTTAATTATTCTCTTTATTGAGATATGACATTAAAGTAGTTCTCATATGTTCGATGAGAGAGTCTTTTTCCATTGAATTTTCCGCATGAAAAATATGCACCTTCTCTCCATTAAGATCGTAACCTATAATAATATATGCTTTTAAAAATTCTTCTACAACACTATCTAAGTGTTGTAGATCTTTCATCTTCTGCCTTTCAAGATTTTTATCGTCGTAAAATCTTGTGAAGGCTTCTTTGATTAAACTTTCAACCCCAGGTATAGACTGAAAATCTCCTTTAACTATTTTTGTATCCGGTACAGCGTCTCCGCTAAGACCTGGCTGTATAGTCTTTTTAGTTCTTTTGACTTTCTTCTTAGGTGTATTATCACCGGTTGGCATAACAATATTTATGCTTCAACGGTTTCTAATTCAATGCTCGTATTAGTTATAGTATTTCTCTGATTGTAATCAGCAGCTTTATTATTTACACCAAACTTTACAAGGTGTTCGACAAGTACTTCAAATGAGCTTGTCTTAATCTTTAAACGTCCAGGTATAAACTGACCACCGTCATACAATTCAAAATATGACTCACCGAGGTACGGATCATTAACATAACAGGTACAAAAAATTGATGCTGTACCAGGGTCGATTACAATCGTCCATGCTCGTGGATCTACCTGTGAATACTCGTTAAAAATCTTATACGTATAGTAACCGCTGTCACGAAGGCGCTTAAGGATATATCCGAGTGTGGTGATTTTGTTTGACATATAAAAAGATTTATACTAGTAAGGTTTATTTTACAAGTGCTGAAATAACAAATTTTATTGTTGTATAGTTATTTTTTATTTCAAATAAAGCTACCTTAAGCTTGTTGTTAACCTTAACACTAAAGGTATTTGTCCTAAGACCGGAAAGCAGACGTATATTTTCTAATGTAAAGGGTATGCATGCAGTGAGTGCATTACCTTCATATACATCTGTAACGAGATAGGTAATGCTATTAATGTTCTGTCTCTCTCTATCGTTTAATTCAGCATATATCTTCTTATCTCTTGTATAGAGATACAATTTATCTGAATCAGTAGTTATAGTACTACCTTTAAGTATTTCGTTTAGCTTAGCAATAGGTATATCAAAAGTAGTATCATATTGAAGTTGCTTAATCTTTTCAGGTGTCGCAGGACAACGCTGTATATAACTTTCTTCAAGTAAGAAATACTTAAACCGTACACTATCGGTTTCGTAATTAACGTAATTGCTCTCTACATCAAGTAGAAGCTCTTCATCCTCTATACAATCTAAAAGACGAACAAACTTTTTAATATCAGGTAAATTAATCTTAAATGACTTATCATTACCGACATTATAAGACGCTAGTAGAACTACACTACCATCCTGGTTAGCACATACTGTATAAATCTCTTCTTCAGTAAAAAAGATAGGTACATTATCAGCTAAACGACTAACAGGGGAAAGAAAGTTCTGTATAAAACTCTCTCTATGTAGTTTAATCTTGCTGGACACTCTTTTCGTAAGCAGTTACAAATCTTTCAAATAGCCCATGGAAAGACTTTAATACATCAATTAATTCGCTTGATACAGCTACAGCAGGAGCGGGTTCTACAACCGGAGCTGGTGGAGGTAGAGGAGGTACAGCTACAGGAGGCGGAAGCGGGTACAGCATTTCCGCTTCTTTGTTAATGCGCTCCTGTACATTATTATTTTGTTGCTGTACCTGATTTTGCGCTATAGTAAGAAACGAACGAGGATCAATTCTAGTAGCTGGTCCAGTACTAGACTGCTGTACAGTATTTTCATCGACCTGCTTAAGCGCAGATCCGAAGATCTGCGCAATTTGAGCGGCTGCTATTTGTTCCTCGAGAGTTTGCATATTACTTTAGGTCTCCTTGTTTATATTTTATAGTCATTTGTTTAGTGTTTTCGTTAATTCTGTTTATTTCTAATATTTTAAATTCTTTAGTTTCTTTTTCCCGTACGAGTTTTTCAATACTAATACGTTTATGAAACGGTATGTTATTATCTATATTATAGCTCTTTAAAAAATTTTTCAAGGTCTCCCAGGTGTATATTTTATGAATATTACCTGCAGGGTCCTGTATAGAATAAAGCATTGAATAAACAGTTAAAGGTCTTTTATGTCTAGCTTCTTTTAATTGTTTTTGCCAGGTACATTTTCTACCTTTTAATATTTCACTTTGTCTGTTGCGATATTCCTCTGTTTGTGTATAAGCTCTACTAGGTTTAATACCTTTAGACTGGTATATTTTTTTTCTTTTTGAATTTATAATCTCGTGATCTTTATCCCAATTATTTACAGGTACATCTAAATTTAAACATTTATATTTTTCCTTAGAATTATTATATTTTTGAATCCAGAAACATTCTCTTTCAACTATATTTTGCGACGTAATATTATCAAATAATTCCAATATTAAAAATTGAAAGGTATCAATACCGTATTTGTTAAATGTATTTTGTAAAGCTATATTGCAGTGTTTATTCTTTTTAAGATGAGATCTGTGAGATGGCAATCTTCTTCTTAGATTAATTGAAGCGCCTATATAAACAGTTTTATTTGCTTCACAGAATATTCCATATATACCTGCTTCTTTTTTTCCAACTGTAAGTTGTTTTAAATATTCAAAAGTAAATCCTTGCATACGTTTATTTATTCTACGTATGCAAGGATTCTTTGCTTTTTAATTGTTTATTTTAGTTCCCTACCAGCAGAGATGAACGCACAAGCCACCGAAGTGTGAATAGACTCGTAATGGTTTACTACGACTGAGTAATCCTTAATACGGTTATCAAGCTCCTTATCAAGCTCGACCGCTACCTTACGAACCATATCTTCAACGAAGACCGGATTCTCATACATAAGCTCAGTCTGGTAAGCCTCGTCAACACGCTTAAGAGCGTTAATAATAGGGGCGGAAGAAGACTTCTCAACGATATCGATAATATCTTCAATCCACATAATACCCTTAGACTCATCAAGCTCAACGGTAACATCAGCTACCGAGCGCTGATTATGGGCACCGTAATCGGAGATCTCCTTAGAGCAAGGGCAGAGGGATGCATACATTACGTTAACCGTAAGATACAGACGCTCCTTACCGTCAACAAGACGGCCTTCCATATTACCACGATAATCCATGTGGGACTCAACTCCAGAGACAGGAGCCTTACGCTTAAGAAAGTAATCAAACTTAATCTTAACGTAGGCGTTATCAGACTTCAAACGAGCCTTACACTCGTGCAGAAGATCCTTAATAACTTCATGTACATAATAACCATCCTTAGCTACGACCTCCTCAATCAGGATGCGATAGCGGGACATATTGGTACCCTTATTCTCAGGGGTAAGATCGGTATACATACTGAACTTACCAGATCCTTCATTAACGGTACCATCCTTGCGGATGATCTTTACAGGTAGGGTAGCATCGCGCGTACCAACCTTAGGGATGTACTTATTAGGGAACCCGTCAGTAGTATTCTGAATATCGGGAATATCGGCGTTAGTTTTAATTCTTGGCATATGTGTATTATAGGTTAAAATTAGAGTCCGGCAAGCAGTTCCTTAAGCTTAGCGTCAGTATCATCGACTTGAGCCTTAGGTGTCTCCTTCTTAGGTGTTTCGTTCTTAGCAGTCTCTTCCTTGATACCGCTAAAGATTTCCTTAAGAGCGTCATCTTTCTTAGTAGAAAGAGCAGGCTTTGCTGGTACGGTATCTTCATCGATCTCTTCCTTAGTATCGAGATCCTGTACGCAGAAGTGATGCTGATCAAGCATACGCTGCAGCTCAGCAGTAGTCTTAGGCTTGTTAAACTTCTCCAGATCGAAGATAGCCTCGTGAATTGCTTCAGCATCAACGTCAATCTTAGACGGAGACGTAAACTTAGAAGAGGTGTATGTAGTCATCATACGATTACCGATATTAGCGGAACGAGACTCACACTTAATCTTGAACGAACAGCCGTTAAGAACGTCAAAGATCTTAACACCGAACTCGTCGGAGTCATCACCGTTAATAGCGGAATCAATAATCTTAGCAAGCTCCTTGCCATAGCGAATAACCTTTACCTTGCCCTCGTTGTCAGGGTTGGTAGGATCAGTAATAACGTAAGCGTTAACCATCCAGTTCTCCTTACGTGTGATAGGACGGATAGACTCCTTGTCTTCTTGGGTACCGGTATTGTACGTCTTCAGTACGTAGGAATCAATAGGGCAGGTCTCACCGTATGTGGAAGGACACAGAGCAGTTACAAACTGTCCGTTGGCAAGACTATTCCAGGAGTGATGGTAGTAGTGATAAATTGTCTTCTTAGGCTCGTGAACGTTAGGTACCAGACGAACGACATAAGTCTTTCCTGGCTCAAACTTCATGATGTCCTTGTAGGAACTATCTCCCTTCTTAGATAGGGAGTCTTTGATTTCGTTAAACATATTAGATGTAAATGTCATATTGTGTATTGGGTATTGGGTTGGTTTAGGTTGGGGTTGGTTTGTTTGTTATGATTATAGACAAGGTATTGATGAGTTCAAGCTCTTATCTATAAAAAATTTTAATTTTGTAAATGTACTACTTAAAAAAGGTTTAAGTTCTTTTGAGTGTTGGTACTTGGACCGATAATCAAGAAAATTGCTTCCAAAATTACCTAGTAAAAGCGTCTTTTCATCAAAGGGCATCTCTGATATATAAGTAAAAATGCCTGTAAATTCCATAAGGGAATACAAATTAATTTTATTACTCTTAAAATGGTACACCCAAACTGGTTCCATGCCATTGTCTTTATAATCAGCGTAATCAGATAATTGTATTTTCTTTTCTAAGCAAAACTTTGTAATAAACTCTAAAGATTTTTTAACTTCATCAAGCTGTTTATCAGGAGAGGTTTGAGCTAATTCGTTTTTGTAAACTGTATAAGCCTTAATAGCTCTCGGTGAAGCAAAATATTTTAAATCGAAATGCTCTACATCCTTATATAACTTATAAGGCGCCATAAAGTAGATGTCCATATTAACATCTGGATGACGAGTAAAGAAAATAGCTAATCTTTTTATAGAAACATATTTCGGGTTATCTTCAAACCCCGTAAAATCTACTTTAAGCTTAAATGGCTTATTTCTTAAAGATCTGGAAACAGCTAAATGTTTGTTGTAAATTCTTTTTTCTAGTTCTGTCATTTAATCGATTTTTTGAATAGACGTTTTGTATTCTTCGATTTTAGTAGAACTGGATAAAGTTGCAAGAGGCCTAATAAGGCACTTTTCATATTTTCTGATTCAGTAACTGATATAAACATATCGCGGAGTTTTTTATCTTGTAATATCTGTACAAATAAACCGGATGCGTTAAGCTTTTTATTGTTAAGAATAGAAAGATATGAGCCAAACTTTAAAACACCAACGATATATTCTTTTGAAGTTAATTGAAAGAGTGGGTCATTCTTATTGAATAAATCTTCAAAAGCATTTTTGTTTATCATGATAGTAATTATTTACTATCATTTATATCAAAGTTCAACTATCGCTTTGTTCCGATAAACGTTGAAGCATACTATGAGCATCATTTACAGCAGCTGTAGGAGTTTCAGCTGTAAAATGATCAGGGTTAACTTCCTCAAGAGTCAGTGTTTCGTATTTTACTCTAAACGCACAACTACCGAAGTTAGCTCCAAATCGATTCTTTTGCATGCCAAGATTAATAATACCAAGTTCTCTATCTTCGTCTTCTTGCCACAGCGAACAAATAACATCACAGGTTGCTGCAAGACCAATACTCTCGGATATTCCTTCCATACCAGGGCTTGATGTATTGAACGCACCGCGATTAAGCTGAGATGCTGTAACAATAGGTATATTATATTTGAATGATAATGCTCTCAACTGCTCTGCTGTCTCTTTAACAGACTCATACGAGTTTAAATTCTTTGTAATTGGTTTTAGTAGATTGATATAATCAATAACTATTACACTTGGTTTGAAACCTTTGTGGGTAAGTTTTGTAATGTACGAATCAATATGTCTTGTAGTAATTGTCTTAGGGGCGTACTCCTTAACAACGAGCTTACTATCCAGACGAGACTCAATATCTTTAACCTGCTGCTTAAGTTCATCTGTATACATCTTAAGACTGTTATGCGGAATCTGAGTTAGCTGCGCACTAATTCTCTTTGAGTACATAAACTCAGACATTTCTAATGAAATGAGAAGTACATTCTCATTTTTTAAAACCATGTTCGCAGCAATATTACCTAGGAAAATACTCTTACCAATATTTACCTGACCTACTAAACACGTCAGAGTTTTTGGGAATAAACCACCTTCGAGCTTTTCATCTAAGAATCTCCATCCTGTAGGGATAGGGTTATATATCTTAGTAAGCTCTTTAATATGTTCATCTACTTCTTCAAAATACCAATGACCCATATCCTCAGATAGAGTTATACCATAGGCTTTTTCAAACTGCTGTAATATCTCAGCAGGATCAGCTTTACCCTGAGCGTATTTTTCTGCCGTATCAACAATCGTCTTATACAAGCAACGCTCTTTCAAAAAGCGTTCAGTATTAGCAAGAAGCTCTTCTTTGTTAAACTTTGTATCGATTTCTTTAAATCGAGCTATTACCTCGTTAAAAGATTTCTTTTCATCTTCGGTTATTAAACGAGTCTTAAGCTCTGTAGTAGTAGGTACAGTACCACGTTCAGTAAAGAACTGAGCAATAACTTTAAAAATAGTCTTGATACTCTTATCATTAAAGTATGCAGGATCTGTATACTCAATAATAGATGAAAGATACTCCTGACTTAGGAGTGAATTAAAGAGAATAATATTCTCGTAATAATCCAGGTCGAGATTACTCGTGTCGGTCATTACTCGATATTATCGACTTCTTCTTCAATATCAACAGATGAACTAGTGCCGTAGCAAAGCTTTTCTTGCAAGACACTCTCAAGCTCAGGTAAGATCTTATCCCAGAACTTAGGGCTCTTTTCGAGATCTTTTCTATAACCGAGACTTTCCCCCTTGTACATTACTGTACGACCGGGTTTTTCAATAACACCAAAGGCTTCTGCAATCTCAAAAAGACCGGTGTGTTTGTCAAGCCCAGACTTAAAGTTCAAATAAAGCTCAGTCTTGAGATAAGATGGTACAAACCTATTCTTAACTGTCATTGCACCTAGTGTGACACCAGATACATTGTGAGCAATAGCCACAGATTGTTCATCAGGATTGTCACTAGCTTTCTCGTTCTTAGTACTAAGTTGTACAAGAACCGAAGCAAGATAAATCGGCCCCTTACCACCACTCTGAGTTTTAACAAGAGTAGGAAACATTTCCATTCCTTCATAAATGTGATTACTAAACAAAATTGGTACCTTAGCTTTAGCAGCCTTATAGGTAAGTGTACGCATCATCGATTTAATCGCCTTAGCTCTCTGACCGACATCAGAAGCTTCCTTACCAGCTGCAGTATCTTTAATTTCTTTTGCGCTAGCGAGGTTACCGAGCGAATCGATGGCTACAATAAATTTGAGATCAGGATTATCAGCTTTGATAACGTTATCAAGAAACGCACAAATCTGATTACGACAATCTTCAATAGTTTCTACAGGATAGTATTTTACACGTGCAGTATCCATACCTGCACCTTCTGCACTCTTCTTATCAACGGCTACTTCAGAATCCCAAATAACGGGTATATAACCTTTCTTCTGTGCATTAGCCATAATCTTATTCATAATAAGAGTTTTACCGGCCATAGAAGGACCGGCAAAACCTGTAATACGACCACTAGGTATTCCCTTATGCAGGGAACCTGAAATAATTGCATTCAATGCATAAGAACCAGTATCAATCCAGTCCTCAGCAGTCGATAAAGTAGCAGCATCTAATACTGCAGAATCGGGATTCAAGTCGTCAACGGATTTAAAAATATCTTTTAAATGAGAGAGTTCGTTTTTAGCCATACCGAAATATTAGATGCTGCTTTTATTATTGCAATCTTATTCTTCGTCAAAAAGCTTAACAACAGAAGGCTCAGAAGGCTCCTGGCCTACCGATCCCTGTACTGCTCCGGCGTCAGGGACGAACGAAGAGATCTGCTGATACTGCGCAACTAGCTTAAAGTCAAGGGCGAACTCCTTGCTCTCAGTCAGATTGGAGCGCTTGAAATACCAAACCGTAGACTCGGTCTTATCAGCGAGAAACTCCTTAAAGAAAAGAGGAAGGATCTGAAGCTGAAGCTGCCCGGTCTGAGGATTAGGCATGATGTGGACAATAGCAGGGTTCTTGATAGCAAGAGTCTCTGCTGTAGTGCTCTCAGCAACCGTCTCACCGATGAGGGTGCGGCCGATGGCGTCGAGGAATGTTACGATGTTGGTTGGTGTACTCATATACGTTATTAATTTATAATATTTTGATTTTTTATCTACTGTGTTTTTATTGTCCCATAGCTTTATTTGTGTATTTGTACACATTGAATAAGGCTTCAGGCAATAATTCGACACTCGACGCCCTTACCGGATTAATATCCAGGGAACCGCGACGGGAATAAAGCAAAGTAACACAGCAATCAGTTACTTCAGGATGCTTCATAATAGTAGTGTAAAGCTTTTCAGCGCAAAATTCATGGAACTCATTAACCTCGCGCAATGAAACAATCTGCTTAAACAAAGACTCTGGATCAACCATCATGCCGTTATCACACTTGATAAGAACGTAAGCGGCACCTGTGTCCTTCTGCTTTGTATGTCTACAACGAGACCTCAGGGCATTCGTAAACCAACGGCTTGTAACGGGATTATTATCCTCTGGGTGAATCTTAACAAACTTTAGATGATCTTCCTGAGAAGAATAGTCAGTAATGTTTATATCTTTAGCGTTCTCAAAAAGCTTCCAATACAAATCATTATAGCCTTCTACGGCATCATGACCGTCGATCTCAGAACCTGATGGGAAGAAGCAAACATCTACATGCGTCTTAAGAGCTTCTTCAAGATCGTGTTTAACTTGAAGTTCATAGGCAATAATAGCTTCCTTAGGGGTATTGCCCATCTTACACATATCAAACGAGTTAAGATAAAGCTTAGCAGATTTTGATTCTACCATGAAATCAGAATCAGCTCTATAGGTGTACTTTAGTGTACCTGCTATAGGGAATCCGTTGTTAAGCAGAAACGTAGATTCATGGCAATGCCATGTATCAAAACCGACAAACTCATTACCGGTAATGTTATGATCAGCTCGAGCAAGTGCACGAGGCATGGGATTAAGCAATGTAGGATCAAATTGCTCTGTATAAATCGCGTACGAAGCTGAAGATCCTAATGTCTTCGACGCAATATCAGTTAGGTTGGTTGTACTCATAATTCGTAAAATTTGTTGTCGTTTTCTTTGTTTTGTATAGCTAGTATAACTTGTTTTGTTCGTTCTTCAACAGAACCTTTTATTCTTACTACCGGTACAGAAAATGACTTAATTAAAGCTTCAAAAGATTGCACTACTCTATCAAAAAACTCTTTCTTCGTTGTACGTTGACCGTCTTCGATTAACGGAAGTTCCGGTTCAACATAAAAAATAATATCATATTTATCTGTCATTAAAAGAAAAAGATCTCTAATAACATCTAAAACTTTAAGTCTTATAGGTAAAGCCATAGAGTACGCATAACCATCTAACGCACAGCGATCATAAACTATATTTCCATCTTCACTGAGACGCTGAAAATGTTTAACCATAATAGCAAGCTGTGTTACCTCATCTCCATCTTCATTAATACTATACCCCGCTTCCTGCATTCCTCTAGTTAGAGAAGTTTTAAACTTAAATCCATATAATAAACCACTTTCTTGCAAAGCATTTACAAGAGTAGTTTTACCCTGACTATGAGCTCCTGAGATAGCTATCTTCATGCACTATATATTAGCCTCTTATTCAGAAAAGTAAACCACAAATTTGTAGCATCTTTGTGAAGCTTATTAATAACTTCAAACTCAAGTAATCCTTCAATTAATACTGTACTATACTCTTCAACCTTGCCTCCATCTAACTCTGATGTACAGCGATGAATAGTATTTCCAGACCACTTTAAAAGTTCTAGAGCAGCTCGCTTCTGAGGGTCTTTACCCTTTAGATGAGGGTGTAGTAATAGGTTAGCGGGATGTAAATTATAAATTTCAAATTCTTCACAAATCTCTGCTGGAACAATTCTCAACCAGCCATGTAATGTAACAAACGCATCTTTAGGTATATGATGTCTATACTCTTCAGTACTTGGTGATTTACTAATCTGGAAAATCTTAGCACCAAATTCATTAATAAGTCCCTGATTGACGCCGTCAAGATCTTGTCTATTAGTTATAATAAGATCTGGTGCACGGTTAAGTTTCTTTGAAAGATTATAAATCTCACTACCTGTTTGACTGAATAAAGCTACCCAAGGTCTCATTTACAAAACCTCCTAAAGATAGAAATATTATATAATGAATCTTCGAGTTGTTTTGCGTCTAGCGTAGAGTTGATAAAATCAACAAGCTTAACAGACCATTTATCTTGAAGGCCGATATTTATATTGTAACGATGCCCAAGAATAGCAGCAACAATAGGATTAGATGTATCGATTGTTTCGATATACTTACAAATAAAATTATTCTTATATAAAGAAAATTCCCAAGGTACAGCACATCCAAGTAAATGTATCTTTGTGGTATGATCAATTAATTCATCATGATCAAGTCTTTGTAGTAAATTAGCTCTACCTAAAGCATAACGATTCCAATTTGTATAGAGTGTTACATCCGTTGGAATCTTTATTGTGCTACTTATAAATGAAGGAACCTCATTAAGGTAGTACGAATAATCAAAAGAAATTGCAATCTTATCAACTTTGTCTTTCAAGAATGTAAAGCATTTAACAATTTCTTTATATGTCTTACCTTGTACTACTCCAATCTTTTTACCCGGAAGATCGGGATACTTTTCTGTAAATTTAATAAAGCTTTCAATAGTACCTTCAGTGTCTTCTAATACATCTGGTATAATATATTCTGTAGGTTGCAATTCTTTAATCCAATAAGCAAATTCATCGGAATCATAAGCAGTGCCAAGCTCAAAAATAGAATTATCTAAGAGTACGTGTCTACCTGCAAGTACAGAAGTTTTAAAAAAATCATAATATGCAGGATGATCTTTAAACAAATGCACCAGTGCATAATCATAATCATTATAACCTCTAGAGGTTTCAAGTAAAGAAATTGGGGTCTCGTGACTTAATAACATAAGTATTGATAATAATGTCTAAAAAACCGAAAATCCAATACATTATTATAAAAAAAGTAATTTATATAATAAAAATAGGTCCATTGTATCAATGGAATACAGCCGCTTCTACTCGAACTGAATGTATAAAAAAAGCTTTTAGACATTTTAATGTTGATACAATTTATAAGTTAAAAAGAAAAGGTGCTGAGATTTGTATCATTCAAACTAAAGAAATAAAATTATCCGAACAGGTCAAATAGATCAGTTTGTACTTCCTTACCGATAACCGGTAACCTCCATCCAATGGCATTGTACACACTCTCAATAGGTGGTACGACAATCTTTCCAAACATTTTATCATAATCGATTTTGATATTATCAAATTCAATCGGGTACTCAGATGTAAAGGCTATAGCATCTAGACCGTACGGGTTTTTGTTAGCATAAAAGTATTTTATCTTTTGCCCTGATCTAATCATTTCGTATTTTGTACCGAGGGTAAGCTTTTCTAAAAGAAGATTATATGCTATAGCTGCTTTAACATGGCAAGGTGTTCCCTTGTTGAATTTGTTTAGTGTAGCACCTGTTGAGTATTTTTCATATTCTTTAACAGATTTTCTAAATGCAGCCTCTGCAACCGGTAGAGCTAAAAACGTTTCATACGCTTCTCTAAATACAGCGTTAGTTGTCTTTACATCCTGTGTTTTAAATGCAGTTTCAATCGTTCTCTTAATAACCTCTTTAACCTGTTTCGGTGTTGTCGATCTTGCTACCTCAACACCTACATACTTGAACTTATCCGTAGATACACCTTCATCATCTAAGATATGTAGGATGTATCGTTTCTTTTCCAGGAAGGTACCTACGTCAGCTATAGCTTCTCGTTTGAACTCAAAGCGTGGGTCCGCTGAATTCAATTCTGTACGAGCCCAACTAATAATTTCGGTATTCAGATGTTTACCAATAGCGTCTGTAATAATGTGTGTATTCTTCGTAATTTCATTATTCTCAGCAAGCGGTATGCCTAGTTTATCTAGAATAGGTTGTATTGTTATATACAACGAATCTGTATCACCAGATAGAATTAATGACTCATCAACGCCGAATTTTTCTTTAGCGTAAGCATTAACAATAGAGCCTCCTGCCTTAGCAACCGCTTGCCCGGTAAGTGTAATTGATGATGCATTATCGATATCCATAAACGACGAATGCTTATTGGCAAATGTACCGTAAATAGAATTCAAAAGAATCTTTAGCGTATATTGCAATGTATCAAAATACTGTATCGAAGATATAGTATCGGTGTCGGATTTCTTTGTCTTCTTAAGGTCATTCATACGACCACGCGCATATACACGCTCTTCGTAAATACTATTAATCAAATTAGGGCAAACACCTTTAAACTTCTGTGAATATAATACCCCGGCTTTTGAAAGGGATACATTTTCATCTATAAGAAATTGCTTAAGCTTAGATGTAGCAATGGTGAATATACTACCGTCAACTAGTTTAATCTGAATCTCTTTATCAGTCTCAGGATCTCCTGTAACAATCTTTCCTAGTTTAGTTTCTGCAGATATATTAAGTGTAATAATCGTATTCGGGTATAGAGAGTTAACGTCAAAGCTTACAATACCTTTCTTTAACCCCCTCTCCGGATCTCTTACATATCCACCTTCAAGAGAATCTCTCTCACCTTCATTCTTAAAGGTAGGAATAATAAAACCTTGCTTCTGGGCCTGGAGAGCCATCGCCCCGGTTACAATCGATACCTTACCTAATGCGCGCTCAAAATTTGTAAGGCCTTTATATGAAAGCAATCGAATGATCTTAAGATAGTTTAGCTTTTCTTCCATCTTACGGAGAAGATCAACGTCCTGAATATTATAGTCAACAAAGTTTTCCCAGTCTTGATCTGCAAGAGATGAAAGATTAGTAGCGTTAATAGCTAATTTACCTTCACCGAGTTCATACTCTGCGATATAGTTCAAAGAAAAAGATTCTCTATCTCCTTTAGAGTAGGTCTTATATATTTCCATGTAATCTAAGCAACTTACCCCCGTAATATACCAACGACCTACATCTCTTCCAAACTTAGAAAAATTAGATCTATAGTTAAGCTCTCTTACTGGTGATAACTGCTTAATAAAATCTTCACTAAGAAGCTTTCTAGCACGATGAATAATATACGGGATATCGAACTGCTCAGTATTCCACCCTGTAAGAATATCCGGTGGATCTGCTTTCCAGAAATTTACAAACTTCTCAAATAACTCTTCCTCGGAATTACATTTATAGTAAGTAACATTCTTTAACTTAGGGGTATAGTCGTTCTTAAGTCCCCAGGTATGAATCTTACCTGTTACTGTATCTAATATAGTTATTAACGTTACAGGGTCTTTAGCTTTCTCAGGTACTGGAAACTCATTCGGTGAATAAGTTTCAATATCGATAAAGAATACCTTTAGAGGGAACTTACTAAACTCTTCTTTATCACAAATATTATTATACCTATCAATTAAAAATTGCTGCTCGATTGGTAGATTACCAAAGATGCGAGGGTTTGATGCGTCGTTTACGAACTGATTACGTTCAAAGCTATTCTTAAAATAATGCTTCTTAAGAGGAGTTTTAAAAATAGAAGTACCGTCTGTTCCGTCTCTCTTCTCCGTAAAGAGATAGGGTGAAAACGGTACTTCAGTATCTATTCTTACACCTTCGTCAGACCACGTACGAAGATATACAGTTCCTTCTCTAGGGTTATAAGCTACGTTCCTGTACACGCCTCTATAATATAGGCTTGCTGTATCTTATCAAGACTTTTTTGGATTACTTTCCAGCAAGAACTTTCTTTGATCAGAACCAAAAGGAGTTGTATAAACTTCCAAATGCTTGTTAAGGTTCTTCTCGTCTTCAAGCCAGAAGTTACTAGAATATGTTCTTGACTGCTTACAAAGCTTAATGTACTTGTCTTGATCCTTCAAGGCAAACTTGATCTGATCAATAAGCTCATCCCCAGTCTTGTATTTTAACAGTGCATCCTTATATGTTACCATATCAGGGCAAACACACGGTATACCCAAAGCTCCCGCTTCTATTAACTTGATATTAGACTTAGCACGATTAAAGTTATTATCCTGTAGTGCAGCGAATGTAAGTACACTATCAGACTCTGCCATAGCTTGTGGGAAATCTGGAAGCTGTACCCAGTTCTTAAATTCAATCTCTCCATTATCAATAAATGGCTTTAAAGGTAGCGGGAAGCAACCGTAGAACTGCCAACGGAATTGCTTACGGGTCTTTATTACAGCTTGAATAACTGCAGCGAAGTCATCGTTTTGATTTACACGGTTGACAACGTCAACGTGAGTACCTGAAGCAAAAATAGAAATCTTTGGCTTGCTCTTATTCTTTTCGTATTTCTTGGCTATATCGCTTATGTTATAGTAACGATCAAACCACCACTTGAGTAGATAGTTAGGAACAACTGTGACGTTCTTGTTACCTGTTTTGTCAATAAAGTAATCTCTCATGAAATCACACGTAACAGTAATCTCATCCATCATACCCATAATATCAAGAATGCTGTTACGGATTTCATCTGATGTAAATGCATCCTTATTGCGATTGTAATCTGGAATATCTTCTCTAAAGACAAGATCATCGATTTCGTAGATAAGTCTAAACCCTAAATCTTTAGATAGGTTTTTAAGCTGTTTAATAAATTCTCTTTGATGGGGTGTTGCCTGTCTCTGTACCTTTACAGAAGAAATTCCCATATAAAAGCGAGGATCTAATACCATTGTCGTTAACTCTGTTATTACGGCCTTCTGATAAAGGTTTAGCATGTGGTTAGGGGCCATGCATCGATAGAAGCTGCAACCACCATAGTCAGCAAGGTAGTTAATAGCTCGGGGTAGTCCCTGACCAGGTACTTCAGGCGGGGGAAGCGGTGCACGTATAGGGGAATGATGTACATTATGTACTTGTGGTATACCGACCGGTAGACCAATTGGGGCGCCTATAGTGGAGTGTAAACCTGTGGGTACTACTGAGAATGGATGCATAAAATATAATTTATAATCTAATACAGCTTTTATCAAGAAGCTATATACGTAAAGCCGTTTCTTTTTTCAAGGTTAATAGTTCTATCGACTTTTGTAAGAATTGCACTACCTCTATGGGTTACAATAAAGCATGACTCATTGTTTTTATTAAAACGTTCACGAAGGAGATGAACAACAAGCTGTACACCCTTATCATCGAGCGATGAGTCTAATAACTCATCATAGAATACAGTCGTGAAGTTAATATCTCCTTGCATACGACGTACGTCTAAGAAAGCAAAGAGACAAGCTAAATCAATCCTCTTTCTTTCACCTCCACTGAAGTTAAAATATGATTTTAATTCACCTTTTTCATCGTAGATGACTTCATCAAAATACTCATTAAATTCACAAATGCAATTTGTTTGCAGTCGATTGAGATAGTACTTTAACTGAGTATTAAGCAATTTAAGAACCTTTTTAACAATATAAGCTTTGACACCTTCTTCGGATACTACAAATTTAACACTATCTAAAACATTTAAGTTTTTATTAATAGTATCGAGTTCATCTGTATAAACATCTAACTCTATTTTTATATCTCTAACTGCTTCTTCTAATAAAGTATTTGTTTCTTTCTGTGCACTAATAACAGATTCGTTTAAAGTAAAATTGTTATCTTTTATAAAATCTATTTTACTTTGCAGACCGGTATTGGTTTGTAATATAGAGTTAACAGCGTTTCTCTTTTTAAGAATATCAGCAGATTCATTTTCAAGGTCTGTCTTTTGCTCTAAGAAACCTTTTACTACATCTTTATTTTTATCGAGATCTTTATTAAGCTTAGTTAATTGTTTATTAATATTCTTCTTAGCAGAATCTTTATGCTTTTGATCTTCTTCAGAGTACGGTCTATTACAAGATGTACATACAGCTCCAATCTCTTCAATATCTTGTAATTGTTTTTGTAATAATCTTATCTCAGTAAGTGTAGTAGTAACAGACGCTGATGCATTTTCGTAGTCCGTATTGAACATTATTTTTCTATTATCAATATCGTTTTCTTTAGCATCTAAACGCTCATAAAGATCATCAGGTATGTTCGTAATTTTTTCTTTATAAGATTCAATTGTTGTTAAATTAACAGCAATTTTATTCTTTAAATCTTCTATTTTGTTTCTCTTATTAGTCTCAAACAATTCAAGTTGTTGATTGTTTAAATTATATTGCTTTTCAAGTGTTTCTTTTTTAGCGTAAATAATATCGTAACTTCTTTTTAGTTCGTTATATTCATCTCTTGCACGGAGAAGCATTTTAGAGAAAACCTCCAAGTTAAGTACGCTTTCAATAAACTTTCTCTTCTCAACTTTCGATTGAGCCATAAACGGAACCGTGTTGTTTATGGTCATAATGACCGAATTTTGAAAAACTGGTCCTGATGAATTTATTAAAGTTTGTATAAACTCATTCGTTTTTGGTAATGTCGAACGCGTAACGTCTACACCATCTTTAGTTATAAAGCACTTAGTTGGTTGAAGTGTGCGTTTGATATTAAACGTATTAGTTCCTTGACTTGTTGTTAGTTGTAAATCTAATTCAACTTCACATTTGTCTTTCGTAATTGAGTTTACAATTAGATCTTTGTTTAACTCTCTAATCGTGGTACCAAAAAGCGCAAAGTATAGAGCATCAATAATTGTTGATTTACCAACACCGTTTTTTGAGTCTTCTTTATCGTAATTGATACCTGTAATCACACTGATTCCAGGCTCAAAGTTTATAGTAACCGGTGTCTGACCAACAGACAAAAAGTTCTTTATAGTAAGTTTTTTAAAATTGACTACTCGCACAAATCTATTATAGATTATTTACCGATAATTTCTACGCTTTTATCAATTAAAAACTGAACTTCGTTTTTAATATGGAACTTTTGTGCGTAATTAAAAACTTCTTTTGTGTCAAAAGTCATGTCAATAATTTTTGACATTTCTTCTAAGCTATCAGTACATTTACCAGCAGGCCCGTAAAGTTCAGGTACTGCACCTTTAGTTGAACCAAGTACTGGTGTACCTTTAGTAATAGCTTCAAGACCTGTTCTACCAAATGCTTCAGGTATTTGTGTTAAGAAAGCAAACATTTTAGCTTTACTAAATGCATTCTTATGAATAAAACCTCTCGGTAAAGGTCCACCGTAATAAAAATTGTTTAGTTCGCAATTAAGTTCTTTAAGTCTGTTCTCAATCTCTAAGTTACCGGAGCCATATGCAACAAAGCTACGATCCGTACGAAGACGTGCTAACTTGATAAAGATATCTAAACCTTTAGCTGTTGGACCCCAGTTCAAACCTGCTGTCCAAAGAATATAATCGCTCTTATTCTCTTCAAAATCATATTCCTCATCAGAAGCACCTGTAATAAACCAACAGCTCTGCTTTTTAATATTATTAATACGTGGATTAGTGTCTGCGTCCTTAAAGACAAGGTCGTAAATATACTTCGAAGAAAAGCGATAGTGTATATTCTCTTTGTATAAGAACTTATTATCTTCCCAACCACCGCTATCCATAATAGTACAGATTATGGGAATGTTTAGATCGTGTAATGTTTGTACTGACCACGCACTATAACACCAAATAATATCTGGTTTGATATTACCTTTTTTAATTATATCCCGAACTTCATTACCAAATAGATGTGCAGGGTGACCTGTCTTAGACGTTTCTACAGTTTCGGTTTCAATTATTTTAAAACCATAATCATCACTACCAGGTAAAAGTATTTTCGGTACAAAAGCACAAAACTTTATATCTTTAAAATATTTGTTCGTACCAATACAAACATCTTGAAACGCTGCTTCAATGCCGCCGTATTCTAACAACGGAAACTGTTGCTTATAATCGTTACCTACAATACAGACTTTCATTATACGGGCTCCACAATAATGACGCCTCTGCGGGCACCGGTTGCTTCACTGTTATAGGAATGTACATAGCCGTTAGCTCCATACAGCCCATCAAAATATGATTTGTAAAATACATAATCGTACCGATGACCATCCCAAGAATCATATCCAAGATCAGTACCAGGTACATAGAAATCATGAATAATAAGTATAGGCTTCTTTTCTAAATGCTTAAAGAGTTCTAATTCTCTTTCTAGAACTTTATCATTATTAAAATGAGAATCTAAAAACGCTACAATTTTCTTATCCTGAATTAAACTAAAATTCTGTTGTAAAGAAACAGCACTATCTCCCAAAAACAACTTAACATTAGTTTGATTCTGTAATTTAATTTTTGACTCCTCAAAATACACTGAAACAAGTTCAGTTGTAATTACAGGTAAATTAAAGCTGCAAAAAAACTCTGTTGTATCGGCCTTGAAAGTACCAGTTTCAAGGATCAAATCCGGTTCGTGCTTCTTTACAAGATCAATGAAAGTTTGTTGAAGATGTATGTCTTCATTAAAAGCTTTCGGGAAGTCGTTTACGGTTGGGTAGGTAATCATAATATTATGTATGATATTCGTGATGATATTGCAATAAGTTGCTTTTATATTTTCCGTTTTCTGAACCTTGTTCAAAGGCAGGATACGACCACAAACAGCGTAATTTGTTTTCTGTTATAACAGGGTTTAAAATATGATCTATAGAAGCATAGTGATTGATCGTATCAATTATTGTTTGTACGCAACGTTTGTTTAAAACATATGCACCAGCACATCTGGTTGTATAATCTGGGTTATAATATAATGTTTTTCCGGGTATGGGTGTTTCAACCTTCATTCCACAGCAAGTACCTACAAACGCAACATCACCGTCATTTTCAACAAACTCTTCGGCTACTTTATTTAAAAATGAAATAGGTTCAAATGTATCAAGATATGTATCATCTTCAAGTATTAAAATATGATCGTAGTTATTTTTTAATTGTTCTTCGTAGCAATAGATATGTGCAAGATTAATACACATAATTCTTGGAATAGCGGTGTAAGTGGTTGTTACTCCTTCTAACTCTGATATGTCCTGATACTTTTCGACGAACTCTACTCGATCCTCAAGACCAAGTTCTTTAAACTTTTGTACGAGATATCTTTTTCTATCAACTAAAAGCGTATAATGTACAACGTAAATTTTTTTATAAAAATCTGTTAGGTTCATATTAACTCTTAGCGTATTCTGCAAAACGGAATTCTTGTCCACCAGCAAAATGACGATAGATAACTTTATCTTTTGTAGTTCTTACAATGTCATATTTGTTATGAACACCGTTAACACCTGTTTCTTCTAAAAGATGTGTACAGTTCCATTCAGGTCCAAGTATCTCTACATTTTCTTTAAGTTCATCCAGAGTAAAAACAGTATCTTCATTTTTCAAAGAATGAAAGCCTGTATTCTCTAATTCAAAAAACGATGTCCAGCTATGAGGTTTAATACCAGCCAAATGATAATAAGCATGCTGATCATTAAAATAGAAAATTTCGTCTTTGTAATCATGCTCACAGAAAATATATTTCTTAATAAGCTTCTTATGTCGTTCCTTATCGAGGATACCATTTATTAATCTCCTTGTGAAATCATTTATCTTTAAAGAGAAAACACCTGTACAATGAGTATTACCTGAATCGATAGCATATGTAAAACTCTTATTTGTCTGTAAGGGTTCTTCAGGTTTTACAATAAAGACGTCTGAATCAATATAGTTAACAATATCTCCGTCCTTAAGAATACCTTGATCGAGATTTGTTTTAATTACATGCCATCTATAAAACTGCTTGTTTGATTTCTCCGTTGCCGTCAGTCCATCAAATAACGGAACAAGAGAAAAATTCTTTTCGTTAATATCGATGTATTTAAAATTGTGCAGTTCGCAGAATTTATTAATTTGTGGTTTACCGTATGTATTAAACAGATTTTCTTTTACGAGGTCGTTTGAATAATACGAACATGTTAAAAAGTACTTTTTCATAAATTAGATGTTTCTTTGATTAAGCGACTATAAAAATTAAAATCAGATTTTTCTTTACTGCGCTCCTTAATAAGTTTATATTTTTCCTCTAATAAATCTACAGTAATATCCTGCCATTGATTAATAAACAATATAGGTAAGGTTTTAAACCCTACTAGAGGAATACTCTTAAGACAAATAGGTATTGTACCTACATAAATAGATTCCCATATACGATGACAATCTGTACTATTACCGGGAGGAGATATAACAAATTTGTATGTACTGAGCTTACGCAAATACTCTTCAAACGTTAGTCTATTGAATTCAAAATCAATAAACGGTGTATTTTGAAGTACAGATAAAGTGTGATGTCGTGCTGTAGTATTTGTTTTAATGTCGAAGTTACAATAAACTAAATTTTTTTTTTCATTCTGTTCGTTAATAACTTTTAATACAACTTGTTTATCTCCATGAGGCCAAACTTCATTAGCCATACCAATTGGTATAGGTGTAAGCTTGTCGTGTAGTATGTGACAATTCATACCAAACCAATGTTTTAGATAAGGATGGTTTAAAATAGCTATATAGTTATCATTAACCTGATGATCTGAATCGTGGGTTATTAATACAAAAGGATAGTTTATCTTAGGTAGATAACTTGTAACAAAATCATCTAAAAAATCTGGTTTAACAAAAATTATATTTTTAGTAGAATCAAAATCAAACTTTGTACCGTATCTAGAAATATAATCATGCGATAGGCTTAAAAACCTATCCGGAGTAATAATGAAACTATCATCATCTATCATGATAAAAACAACGGTATGCTTTTTTTATTATGTACGTGTAGATTAAAAATAGGGATGCGTACTTTATTTTTAAGATAAAGATACGGTGCGTTATCTTCAAAAACTACGTTTATGTTTTTACTAGCTAACTCTTGACCAACATAATGACGATGATCTATAAATCCTTTTTCATGTCCGTTGTTTGTACCGCCTAGATATTGACCATATGAAGTAGGATCAAATACTGTCTGTAGAGTTTCAAAATTTTCAGATTGGTTACCGAAGGGTAAGCATGGAAGCATCTTATAATTCTTTTTATTACGATAGATTATATCTAAGAAAGCCATATCAGTAATATAATTTCTAAAATGACCTACGTAAGGGTTTAATGTATTTTCACCTTTTCTTAAAAGTGTTATATGCTGCTTTAATAGATTAGAACCGGCTTCACTATCTTTAAAAGCAATAATAGAAGGTGCAGATGCATGTGGAGCCTCATTACAGAATGCAAATTCCCCATCTGATAAGATACTAAAAACCTTTTCAATATCTTTGCTAAAGATTAAATTATCAGCTTCAATATGAATTACATTTTCTAATTTATACTTCTTAACAAAGATTGCTAAAACTAAAACACGTATAAATGTAGTGTACCAAAACGTATCCATCATATACCGTCTTGGCCATAATGTATCTATTATAGCTTGAGCTTCTTTAAACTCTTCTGTATTGGATATATTATCTTCAACGGTAATAAACTTTGTATTTTCTGGGAAACTATTCTTGTATTGTAAGATCTCTTTCTTCTCGGCTATAACATAGCTAGTTGTAAATTTAGCTGAATTAAATTTAAATGTATCGAAGCAATATGAAGGCAGAGTTGTAGAACTCCAAACATTACTTGGTGGTAATGTCTTTTGATTAAAGTTACTGGTTAAAAAAACGTATACTAAATTTGTGTTCATTAAAATACTCCTCGGTGATGCCAAAATAGCTGCCTATACGGACGATCTATAAGATAATTACCCCATTCAGACGGCTCAGGCAAGAGCTCAATATTATACTTTACAGCTAATAAAGATGCAATCGATTGATCGTGTCGATGATCAATAAACTCTGATGATTCCGGACCTGTTATATTAGGGAGATCAGAAATAATATTTTCATTATCACTATACTTGCGATAATCATTTAAAAACGTTAATGCTTTTTCTCCTTTTTTATAAAACTGATATGAAGCATCTATTTGAGGGGCTTCGTAATATTTTCTATCTGTACATTCCATTAACTCAAAGGTATCTCTTTTTGTCCAATTTTTATTTTTATGAGTTGTTCTTTCATAATTACCATCTCTGTTTTCAAACAGTACAATATCGTTTTCGATACATTTATTAAAAATATAATCTAGATTAGAGACAATTGTGTTACCACTGTCTATATACGCTACTATATCGCCGTCTTGAACTTGCTTCATGGCATCAAGCAGTATAATTGACTTCCACTGCCAAAAGCCAAAACCTCTACTATCCTTAAATATATCTTTATAACGGTTTATGAAATCCCATTTTGTATTCTGATCTGTGTAACTTATTACACCATTAAAGCCAAACCTTTTAGCACTTTGTACTAGTATATTTTGTGCACGATACCATTTTGGAGAGGATGCAAAAGATATGAGTATTTTTTTCATATAAGATCTGTTAGTTGTTCCTTTTTAAATTTTTGATAAGCGTAATTACGATTCTGGGTATTATGGCTATCAACAGCATAATGAGTTACACAGTCTTCAATAAATCCGTAATTCCATTGTTTAATTGTTAGGTAGGCGGTTATAAACCTTTCTAAGAAATGCCCGGACATTTTATTATTACCGAGATAATTTAAAAAGTTAATAAAAAATTCAGATCGTACAAGTTTAAAAAACTTCTCTGTTTTTATTGTAACATTTGATGTAACTATCCAATCGGGGTTAAGTTCATTGCTGATAATATCTCGTACATTAATACCGCGATGAGTTAGGTAATCTGCTAGACCGTTTGAGAATACATCACCATTTAAAAATGAATTCGTTTTCGGTAGGTGTGAAAAACCATAACATTCTAAACCTGTTGTATTAATAGCTTCTTCAATTCTACTCTGTGTATGTTCTTTAACACGTACATCATATTCAAGTAATGTTACGTAATCGGTTTTTGGAATCTTGTTAGCCGCTAAACAATACCAACCTGTAAACTGTAAATAATTTTTATTGCTTTCAATATTAAGTTCAAAATCTTTTGATACAATAACATTATTAGGTATGTTATCAAAAGTCTTATTTGTTAATAGAACATAGTGATAATCTTTTAGGTTATGAAATTCTTTTCTCTCTTCTAAAAGATTTATAATATTAGGGTCGTGTACGAATATGTAATAGGAATGTGTCATTATGCAAAGTTGTTTTGTTGTCTTCTTATATAAGTTTGTTTGTCTTCGCTTTCATACTTTTCATTACGTATATAAAGCTCATCATTACCTGATCCAATTACAGAATGATGTTCGTGACGGATAATTACTTGGTTAATATATTTTTGCTTACCAAGTATATTACCTACTGCAGTAAATTCTGCATCACACCATAAAGATTTATATTCAGGGTTATATATGTAGTTAAAACGATTATAGTAGTGATTTCCTAAAATACAAAGTGTATTTAAATTCTTACCTTGTACACCGTCATTAAACCAAAGTATACCGTCAAAGTCTGGTATATGTTCATACATACTATTAACAATAATATCATCGTAACCTTGTACGACAGGGATCATATCATCTGATGCTAGAAGTATAATATTAAACTTCTGATTATCTAAGCCGTAGTTAATCGCTTCAATCTTTGTCTTATTGTTACCGAATATAATTTCTAAGTTATTGTATTGTTTTAATCTCTCAATAACTTCAGGTGTATTCATTGTGATATCGTCTGTATCACAGGTTATTAAAAATCTTACATTCTGCTTACCTGACAGTAAGCTGTAATATATATCTAATGCTTTAAAGAATTTTTCCGGGCGATTACGTGTCGGAAACTTAACTAAAAGAATAGGGTCATTATATATGTATTTGTTTTTTATAAAAACTAAATCAAACATCTTTTTAGCTTTGTTAAAAATTTCGTATTTGTAATCGTATGCTTGTACATATCCCTGTACATTATGAGTACCTCCAAAATCAATTCCGGTATCTCCTTGATTAGGGTCATACTTGTTTTTATACCAAGACATACCTTCAAAATGATAATAATATTTCTCTGACAGATCAACATCTCCTATCTTTAATCCTGCCTTTTTAACATCCTCTAAGAATGTTGAGCCGATATCATATATCTTTTCCGTTTTAAAACTATCTTCCATTCTCTTCTTATCAAAGAATGTAATATTATGCTTTTTAATATTTTCGACATTGATAAAGCAATGCCAAGGATTTACGCGTTTATAGATTTTCTTACCTCCGCGGTCGCCTTCAATCTTACCCATTAAGGTAAGATCCATCTTCTTAAATTGTTCAAATATATCACTATGATCAGTCTTAAACAAAACATCTGTATCGACTAAAAGAGCATATTTTGTCTTACAAAGCTTTAACGCTTCGTTAACACCTTCACCGTGTGAGTAACCTTTACGGTAAATATAAGGGATATAGTTTTCATCTAATAATTTCTTAGTTTCATCATTAGTTGAGTTATCTACTAAAACAATTTTTTGTGTTCTTTCATGTACGCCCATCCACGACTTTAACATCGTTAGAGTTATTTCAGGGGTGTTATACGAACACGTTATAAGAGTTAGATCATTCATTTTACTTTTTTAAGTGCTTTAAGAATTTGTACGACACTTGTTTGAGGTACTGATGGCGTCTCATTCGGATACCATCCATGTAGCTTCTTATACTTTTCTCTTCCTTCGTATAGGTTTTTATACCATTCGTCTGATTTAGCAATAGAACTTTGCTCAAGTGCTGCAGATTGGATCTCTAATAAATCATCACTATTAGCTAAATCAGCAAACCACCAAAATGGAGGATGGTATCCTGCTTTTAAAATTCTGTATGTGTGTTCAACGTGATCCCAAGCATTGTAAAATTGCTCGTCAATTAAACCTACTTTCTTTAAAACTCTATCATGAAAATAACTAAACGTACCAGCTATATGTTGATATAAAGCAATTTTAACGTCCTTGTAATCGACAATCAAACGCGGATTAGGTTTAGAATTTTGCTCCAGTAAGTGACGATTGTGTACATCTCCGACTTGAGTCTGTACTCTGTTAAACGGGGTACCAGGTCCGTAATTAAAGTGTGAAATACCTGATGCTTTAGCAGCTTGTATATACTGATTAAAAACATCAAGGTTCTTAATTCTTACATCGTCTTCAATAATAAAGATATGTTCACAATCTTGCTTGAGCAAGTATTCCATAGCGTCGTTTTTAGTTTTACCTACACCTTGACGACCTGGTGTATGTCTGATTATCTTTATATTACTAAAATCATACTTTGTATTATCAGATAATGGCTCTTCACCATCATCAATAACAATAAGTTCACTAATGTTATATTTTTCTAATTCGTTGACATGTAACGACTCAATTAAGTTCCAGAGGTAATCTGGACGATCGCATGTTATTATACCTATACCGATTTTATTATTCATTTGTAGTTTGTGATATCTTATATATCTCTAAACATTTATTGATTATCATATTTTTATCTACGTCTGTAGAAAGTAAATTGATAAATTCGTGAAATGCAGTTTCAACATCAATGCTTAACTGATCAATTTCTTCGTCAAGTGCGTTATCTGTATCAAAGAAATTATACTCTGTACGGAACTGTAAAGGTTTAAACTGTAGTAAGCGAGTAGTAAGTGTGTCAATACTATCTGATTTCATTTTTGTATCGACGTTTAAGCTTACAATATTACCCTGTACAAGAGACTGTATATTAGTTATTTTACCTTCAAGCAGAGATGATAAGCTTAGTTTAATATGTTTCGGTGTTAAAGTATTTTCTATAAATTCAATCTCATTTGTTTCAAAATCTAATATACTAATACCTTTAGTTTGATCTCTGTCACCGAAATCTAATTCAAACGGAGAGCCTAGATATAAAATAGAACGTCCATTAGAATATTTGCGATGCTCTCTATAATGAAAGTGTCCTGATATTACAAGTCCTGCCTTATCCAGGATACTCTCGGTTTCAAAACCATGATCACAAACTTTGTGATGATTCATCTTAAAGTTTAAAATTTCAAAATGACCGATAAGAATATCACACTTAGGTATTTGATCTAACGAAACACCCCATGGGCAAAAACATATCGTTTTATTTCGGTAATTAAAAACACGAAGCTCTGAGAACACTTGCATGTTTTCTTTATTCAAAATTGAAATTGAATTAACATCAGACTTATCTCTGTAATAACAATCATGGTTACCGGTAATAGCTACAATGTTATAATCTTTTAATACATTAAAAAACTCACTCGCGAGGTTAAGTGTATTAACACCAATTTCATGTCTGTTATGAAATATATCACCTGCTATAATAATATCATTAATGTTTTTTAACTTCAACGTTTCGTCAAGCCAACGAACAAACTTCATATTAATAGCATGCCATTGCTGGGAGTCTTGATGCACCCCAAGATGTATATCAGATATACAAGCTATTTTTTTACCGGATAAATTAAGCATTTTATTTTGTTTCTTCTTCGACTTCGTTAACTACTTCATTCTCGATGTAGTATGATTCGTTTTCATCATCTAAACGACTGCTATTCTTTCTTGTAGGCATCTGACCTGACTCCATGAGGAGACTATATACCTCGTTTTGATAGCGGTGAATTGTATCGTGTTCTTTTTTCTCTTTTTTAATTCTATTTTGAAATGCTCTGTATGCAACTTTTGTAAAATAAGAAAAAGGGTTATATCCTGAATCACATTTAAACCTATGTCTTGTAAGAGCTGTCATCATCTTGATAATAGCATCTCCAATCATTTCTTGTTTGTAACTATAGTTAATAAAGTTTTGTGCATACCCAAGACGTGTACCAATTTTTTGAATCATATCAGCTAAACTATTTTCAAGTTTACCTGTCTTATAGTACTCTTTAATTTGTCTCTCCATTTCAATAGGATCAACATAATTGGGTTTAAGTTCTTCTTTTGTACGACGAACACGTTTTGTAGATCTCTTTTTAGGTTCATCTAAATTTTTTAAGATTTCATCAAAATCGTCTTCAAGGTTTTCGTTATTTTTTGGTGTTTTCATTGCTCGTAAAGTTCTGTGGTTGTATATTGTATTTGTTCTCTTTCATAAAGAGCTACGCGTTCAATAGCGTGAGAGTTGCCATAACGTAGATTATCCCAAAGGTCAAAAATTGTTGCGCGTTTTTTACTAGCGTGTTTTCTCAAACTTCTACCTATTGATTGAATGATCTTAATTTTAGCTTTACCTATTGCTGCGAATATAATATTATGTAAATTTTTTATATTAATGCCAGTACTAAAAATTTTAGATATTGCTATACATATAATGTCGTTTTCCTCTTCCATTAAACGACGGATTTCTTCTCTCTCGTTAATCTCTACACCGCCATGTACAAAATAAACTTTCTTAGTCGTATTAGCAGATAATACACGATGAAGTTCTTCCCCATGGGCAATACGATCAACCATTACTAATGTGTTCTTGTCAACACTATTAACTACTTTTGTTATTATATGATTTCTGAAACTATTTGTTTGTAAAAATTGTATTTCCTCTTCATACCCTTCAGTAGGATTAGTAGCATTAGGTGTCTTAAACTTAGGTAAGTTTGTGTATGTAATCTTAAGAAACGCAACTACAACTTGTGAAATATGCTCTAGTTGTCTAAGATCGATAGATTCTTTTTTGTATATTATCTTTCCTATCTTACCGAAAATGTTCCATTGATCAATTTTGTTATCAGGTAAAGTACCAGTTAACCCGTAGCGGTATTTCGCAGGTATCTTATCAATAATTTTGTTAACTTTATTACCGTGCCTGATTTTGTGTACCTCATCAACAATTAACAAATCTACATCTTGTAAAATAGATAGATCCTGCTTTTCAGATTGAAGAATCTGCATATTTGATACAATAATATTAGCATCAGGGTTAGGTTCACAGCTACCTGTCCATTTAGTTACTTCACTTTCTGGGATACCATATTCAATAAAATCACTACACGTCTGTGTAGCTAGCTGAAGATCTGGAACCAATATTAATGTCTTGCAGTTACTACTTTGTTCTTGTATACTTTTTACAAGTGTAGCCATAACAAGTGTCTTACCAGCTGATGTAGGTAAAACAATAACCCCGCCTCGATTTATAAGTGCAGCAGTAATAGTCTCTTCTTGATAATCCCGAAGAGGTAAAGATAGTTTAACAATTTTATCGCTAGTAAGGACAGGTGGTTCGCATGCCTTTTTAAAGTTATCACTTATTGTAATTTTAAAAGGTATATCTAAACTTTGTATATGTTCAATTATTGTCGGTGCTAATCTCGGCTCAAAACGACCTTGAGGTGTAATAGCGTACTGTCTTACCGATGGACGATAACCGACTGCGAAACGCCTCTTAAAGACTTGGTTTTTGTCTTCAACGGAAAAATGTTCTCTTATATTAGGTAAGTATTCAGTTACTAATATACCTTTCTTTCGAGATGTATCGTAATCAATTAAAACATTCATTATGTTGTTTCGAGCTTAACTATCTCGATTAAATTCTTAATATCATACGATAGACTTCTAAAATTTGTTTCTACCTTACCTAGATATTCAACAAGCAGTTCATGCTGTGCTATTTCATCGTAAATTCTAAGCATTGTTGGGTGGTTGTTTATTGCATCTTCTAGAGACTTAGAAGGCATACCAACAGGTGACTCACGCGATATTTGTTCTACAATTTTAGTACGAGCTTGCTTTACAAGCTTCTTTAGTTTTAAAATTTCCTGCTTATGTGACATTAACTTACCTACCCAGAAATGGCGTATGTTGGGTAAATCAAGCTGAACTTGTTTCATATTTAGCTCATCTACAGTAACATACTTCTTAATCTCTTCATTATATTTTTCAAGTAAAAGAGATATATCTAATTTGCTTTCTTCAGGCATTAACACATTTTAACATGCTTTTTTAAAAAAACCACTTAAATATGTGTGTATGTTAAACTTTAAAGAGCTTATAATGCAGGTACTTGGTGAAGATAATGTCGCCGGAGGTGCTGACAGTGCATTCGGGCCTGGTGTACAGGCTACTGCTAACCCTAATCAGGTATCCGGTGATACATACGCTCCAGGGGATGCAAGAAGACCTACATCAATTTTTGGTGGTATGTTTTCGAGGTTTAACAGAAAAAGCAAAAAGAAGAAAACAAAGAAGAGAAGGAAAAATAAGTAATGGATTTCGGTCATTGGGTACTCTCAGAAAATGTTCAGCTTAATGAACCTCCATTTGGATTTATATATCTTATAACTAATCTATTAAACAATAGAAAGTATATTGGTAAGAAGCAATGCGAAAGAAAGCTTAAGAGAAAGCCTCTTAAGGGTAAAAAGAATAAGCGTATAGAGTTAATTGAATCAGATTGGAGAGATTATACAAGTTCTTCCGCTTCATTAAATGAAGATATTATAAAATATGGTAAAGATAACTTTAAATTTGAGATTATAAAACCGTGTAGCTCAAAATGGGAATTAGCTTACGAAGAAATTAAAGAACAGCTCAATAGAGATGTTTTATTAAAAGATGAGTACTATAACGGAATTATTAATGTAAGAATAGGGACACCACCGAAGAATATTCATAAATAAAAGATATGGGTTACATCAAACCAATAGATCGTTGTATATATTGTAATTCAGCATCTTATGGCTGGGGCTGTAAGCATTCAGCAAACAAATTACATTTTCATGCAACTGATTCGACTAAATGTTCGTACTGCGGTTCGACATCTTACGGTAAAGGCTGCAGATACTCGCCAGATGGAATTCATATACACGGAATAAATTACAATCAAATGTTAACAGACTCTATAGACGAAAATATAAACAACGGTATACTTTTAAACTTCTTGCGTAAGCAGATAACCGATTACAAAGCTTATAAACTTGGCATTATTGATGAAAGCGGTAATAAGATTAAAGAACCTTTGAACGAGCAGGAACGAGCTTCTTATACTCCATCTATACGTACCATACTTAAAATTAAGCGGTATCTAGGTTCTAAATTACAACTCATGGAAGAAATTATGAACCTAAAGGCTCGTAGTAATTTAGATTACTGTGCCGAAAACCATAAGAAGGTACTTTCATACGAAGATAAGTTTAATGAAATTTATGCAATGTTCCATGAAACAGTTCATCAGGCCCAGGAAGATGGCTTGACGTTCGAACAAATTGAGTCTTTAATCAATAAGAATGCATAACGACTACTTTAAAGAAATTCCTTCCAAAAGACTTTGTCTCATTGATTATTACCCTCTGTTTTTAAAATCTCTAAAAGAGGTACAAAAATTTTGTTTAAAGCAGGGTATTAACCTTGACAAAGAGGACAGAGCTAATAGTACATTTATTACTAGGCTCATATATCATTTTACTTTAAATGAATTCTTACAAACATTTAAAGATGCAAAGACTACTTACCCAAAAGTAATAGTTTATTATCCAGTTCCAGATGCCAAATATAAAGGCCTAACTAAAGTACTCAACAAAATTTTTAAGTTACTTCCTATTGCGTGGTGTGAGGTAAATAACTTTAATTCACCTGACGTTATTGTTGCTGCTGAAAGAACATTGGAGAAGATTACAACAAATAAGCCTTTGAAGTACTTTGCTCAAAAACATCAGCTTTACGATATTTTTGATAAGATTCATAAAAATTCGATATTTTTAAAATCTCCAGTTGATTTAACCGGTGACACCCAATAAGTGAATTATAAGAACCTTTTGGGCCCCAGAACCATAAAATCCCAGAAACAAGCTTAAATACTTTATATGAAATTTGATTCTCTATATGCTCGTATTGTTGAAGACGTAGCTCCTACAACTCAAACTGCAGCAACTCCTGCAACAACACCAGCTGCTGCTGGGACACAACCAGTAACAAATACACCTGCTGTCTATGATCAGCAACACCCTATCGTACAGGCTTTAACAAAGGCAAACAATCCACAATCTGTTATCGATGCTTTAAAACAATATAAGATCGTACTGCCTTCTACTGCTGCTCCTACTACACCTGCAGTTACCCCTTCTCCTAACGCCGCGTAATGGACAAGATAATTGTAAATTTAATAAAGCTACAAAATCAGCTTCGTATCAGTCATTGGCAATCAAGAAAATACGGAGAGCATAAAGCGCTTGGGAAGGCTTATGATGATTTGGGAGATTTAATAGACACTTTAGTAGAAGTACATCAAGGTAAATATGGTGTATTAAAATATGAATCTCCTATTGTTCTAGGACTTGTTAATACCGAAGAG